CTGATAACACGCTAGGCACTCAATACATTTTTTGCCTGTGCAGTTGTCTAGTGTGCTGCTTTTTTCTGTCGTGGTATTGAATACCTTATTAAAATACTGTGGTTTTTTGTCTGTGATCCTATCCACAATGGGATTTGAATACACCAGTATTAAGTTCTGTGGTTTTTTCCGTGTTTCCAGTACACGTTTAACTAGCTTGTGGCGTTTAGTAAACAGTGAAAATGTGCTTTTCGGGTTGTGTTCTGTGATTAATAGGTAATTAATAAAATGTGTTTCGTTTATTAATTCTCCGTGTCCGTCAAACCTAACATAAAGACTATTAAACTGTGGTATTTCAGACAGTAGTCCCGATTTTAACAAAAGACTATTGTGTTCCCATGCTGGCTGGCAGTTTTTACGGCTACCTTCCAACATTGCGAAACTGTAACAATCCCAACAAATACACTTTTCACAACTACTGTGCATTTTTTGACAGAATTCGTTAGTTAGGGTGTTGGTATTAATAGCTGGTATCTCAACCAGTTTACCAGTCATAACGCTAATCTTTACAGCTAGTGATAGCTTTTTTACTGGCCCTGATTGCCTACCTTTCCACAATCCAGGCAACGATTCGGTATAAGTGTACTCGTTTAACAAGTCACCTTCCCAAGTCGAGAATAATACAGTACCCATAAAAAGGATTAGACCACTATTCTATATCAGTGTCAACCCTTTTGTTTCGTTTATATTCTGTGGCAGATTTCAGTTTGTACCCTTTGTAAGGGTTATCCTTTTGGACTAGGTTTCTGTGTCGCCTGTGCGCTCGCCTGTGCTTTTTATCTTGCGAATCATCCCGTCCTGTGCTCTGTGCATATCCCATTGTGCAATTATCCTGTGCAATCTGTCCTGTGGGTCAGACCTACGGTATAAGTCCTTCCGTCCTGTGAAACGCTTCAGTAGATACTCAAAGGATATTGGCCCGGCATTGGCACGTAGAACTGTCCAGACCCAATCTACTGCGTCTTCTGTGTAGCTTTTATTTGGTTCCCATTTAGGCATAAGTGTCTTTTTGACAGGGCATAGTGATATACACTGTCAGAAAAATACTTCTTGGTACATTACATCTGTTGTCACGGCATCCTTTAGGATGGATTATACATATATCACATTCCCGTGTTTTATCCGCCCCCTGTCAAAGCGGTGTGTAAAGTAGTGAGTTCTGTGGGTTGCGGGTTCCACCATCCCTATTCTTTTCCGGCCCAACCTCCGGCTTTTCATGTCCCTATACTATAGTAGGCTTTCTCGCTTATCTCCTTGATTATAAAGGTAAATGTCTATAAGTAAATGCTTATATAGCGTTGCTTTATCAGTACCACGGCTGATTAAAACGATGGTCGGGGTTGTTGTCGCGCCACTGTACAATAACGTCCTCTGCGTTTTGATGTTCGCTCTCACCGTATGGGTTATTGAAATCAATAAGCCCTAAGTGTGTTAAATTCATCAGACACTGTACTGCCTTCTCTAATAACTTGGTTTCTGTCGTCATTGCTTTGCTCCTTTCGTTCATTTTCCAGAATGTTGTAGCAGTCCTGACAAATATCACCATCATCTTCGGGAACACACTCGCGCTCGTCCACTAAATGACCGCAATGCTTGCAGTTTGTACTGTGTTTTTCGACCCAGTTAAGACTCATTGCTTTGCTCCTGTATTAAAGGGGTATTTTTTCATACCTTACTCTGGTTGTATATACCCCTTAGTGGATATATAATCTATCCCTTATGGGATATGTACCCATGATAATAATAATCGTATAATAGGAGGTATGAGTGAGCAAAGCGCAAAGAACATTAAAGCTGATAGTACAGCATGTGAAAGGAGTAGAGCGGGACTGTGTGATAAAAAGACGCAAGACTGGATGGTTCGACAAAGAGATGTACATGCATCGAATTGTAAACAATATCGGTCGATTGCGTCAACTGGTAGTGCCGGAATATGAGAAGACAACAGCACTGGCTAAATGTTGGCAGACCTACCTTAACGTCCAAGGGATGGACGATAAGAACGAAACCCGTGATGCGAAAAGAGTTGAATTCCATGATGTTCTGGATTATAGTATCAATAGGTTTGGTTCTGATGCTGTGGAATCACCTATTGCTGAAGTTAGAGCGCATGGTCGTGGGTACGCAGTCGTTAATTGGAAAAGTATCTACATATCTAAACTCAAAGACACAAGTTTAAGGGGATATTATGAACCTGAGAGAGCCAGAAGGAATGGAAAGAGATCGCTTGTGGATACCGACTATTGGGCGATTAAAAGGGGTGTCAGATAAACAGCTTAACGCCTTGCTTGAAACGTCTGTTTTAGACGCAATGGCAGAGATTCGGGAGCTACATAATTGTTTTGGCATCCCAAATAATTGGCGTATAGGAAAAACTTACACGGAATTAGACGATGCAGCCTCCTTAATTGAAGCAACGATAGAAAGTCTGTCAGATATTGCATCTGATATGCACCACATCAGCAGAGAAATGGAAGGGAGGGATAGGATAGATGGCTAAATCTGTCCTCACCCCCGAAATTTTAGCGCCCTACCTTCAGATTGAATCTGAGCAATCCATCCGTCCTGCTGAAGACTTCACTAAGCAAGTCATGGATTACTATGTGCTTGGAGAAGACAAGACAGGCTACAAGATGCCGTGGCCTATCCTAGATGAGAAGTTCAGACTGCGTACTGGTGAGTGTACACTGTTAGGCGGGGTAAACTCGTCAGGAAAAAGTTTAGCCTTGGGTCAGGTGGCTTTGAATTGTATGGCTCAGGGGGCTAAAGTCCTCTCTGTGTCCTTAGAAATGTCCCCTCGCTCCCAGTTAATTAGACTCTGGAGACAATCCTCACTAAAGCCCAAACCAGACATCAACGATGGGCTTGAACTACAGCAGTGGACTAAGGATAAGCTGTACTTCTTTGACAAGGAAGGGGCTATCGACATGACCACTCTGGAGGCTGGGATACGTTACTCCATAGACAGCTACGAGACAGACCTTATCCTTGTGGATTCTCTGATGACTATCTCAGGGATTAAGAATGATGACTACTCCGCACAGAAGGATGTGGTATGTCGCCTGTGTGATCTAGCCCGTGATCTGGAAGTACACATTATTCTGGTTGCCCATGCCCGTAAGTCTTTCTCTGTGACTGATAAAATCGACCGTTTTTCGATCAGGGGCGCAGGGGAGTTGACAGACCGTGTAGATAATGTAATACTCCTGCAAAGGTACTATAACGATGATCCACTTGAAGCCGACTGCTACATTGCAATATCTAAAGCCCGTCATTGGGATATGGCCGAGTGTGAGATCGATCTGTGGATGGACAGGGCAAGTCTGAACCTACTCATGCAAGATCAGGTAGCAAAATCTAATCTTCCATCCTATGGGGAAAGAGAAGAATCTAATCTTCTGTCCTATAGGGGAAGGGAAGAATCTTCTAAAAGTGAGGCTCCATTTTGAAGAAGAGAGGCAAAGTTGTAAAACTAAGGAATATTGAGACTGGGAAAATTGTTGAGGGCAAGGTTATCCAGCATGACTCCATACAGGGTTACTGGGTCGAGGAAAAGGTGTCCTCTAATTTTCTAAATGATTGGAATTGGTATAGTCCAAAGGAGTGGGTTGAACTATGAGTATGTCTGTGGAAAGCTACAACATCTTCATGGAGCAGGGGAGAAGTGCTCCTTGTAATGGCTGTGGGCATGAAGACTACTGTAGGACAGGCTACACTTGTCAAATGTTCCGTAAATGGGAAAAGATGAAACCAAACGAGTGGAGAAAAGACCCCCAGAACTACGAGCAGATACCGGATCGTCCTTATGGATAAGAACTGGAAGAGGTTTGAGAGAAGGGTAGCCCACAGATCAGGTGGTAGAAGGATCAGTGTGGCTGATCGTGAGACAGACCTAGATGTAGAGCATCCCTATCTAGGGATAGAATGTAAGTACAGAGAGAAACTAAGCCAGTACCTCAAGGATTGGTATACACAAGCTGAAGATGGGTCTAAGAAAGGACAGGTTCCAGTTGTAGCCATAGGGGAGAAGAACAGTTCTCGTATCTATGCATTACTGGACTTTGACGATTTAATCATGCTTCTAGTCCACGCTGTTGACAGCGATGAAGCCCTTCCAACGAACTACGGGGGTACGGACTAATGCCTGTGGTGACACCTGTGGCCCCGTGGGTGACTTAGGATAACGGGGCATTTACTACAGGAGACTATTATGTCGGCAGAAGTAATCAGCATGGAAGAATTTAATCGCCCCATAGAAAGCAAGGACATCTCTGTGGAAGACCAAGAGGATTGGGACTGGGCTGTAAATAACTCTCCAAGGGTAATGAAGGAAGCCGATAACTTTATACGGCTCAGAATGCTATTGCAGAACATAGCCGAAGACACTCTACACGCTATCAGGGAGCAAGGGGGTGAGGATGACTTAGAGGGTGTAAAAGATGATTTAAGACTGGCTATAGATTATGGTATCCGTATCTTTGAAAACCCCACTACTTGCCCCCATTGTTCTGGCGAATGAATCCTTACGAATCTTTTATACATAAGTCCAGATATGCTAGGTATCTCTACGATAAAAACCGTCGAGAGGCTTGGGGAGAGACGGTAGACCGCTACTTTGAGTTTATGCAGGGGGTAGCCCCTGATATAGGTATACCTGCCTCTCTCCGAACCGCTGTGCTTGCGCGTGACGTAGTTCCATCAATGAGATGTTTTATGACAGCAGGGCCAGCTTTAGAACGGGATCACATGGCTGGCTACAACTGTAGTTACCTCACTGCGGATCATGTAAGGGCGTTTGACGAGAACCTATATGTCCTGCTCTGTGGTACTGGGGTTGGGTTTTCTGTCGAGCGTCAGTACATTGGGAAGCTACCAGAGGTTGCTAATGAGTTCCACGACACCGACAGTGTTATCAAGGTAAGAGATTCTAAGATTGGATGGGCTTCTGCCTTGAGGGAGTTGGTCAGCTTGCTATACTCTGGTGCTGTGCCTCAACTAGACTTCAGTCGTATAAGACCCGCTGGGTCTAGGCTCAAAATTTTCGGGGGAAGGGCCAGTGGGCCTGATCCTCTTGAAAGATTATTCAATCACTATATTAGAATATTCCGAAATGCTGCCGGACGCAGGTTGAACAGCATAGAGTGCCATGACCTGCTGTGCTTCAATGGAGAGGCTGTGGTAGTAGGTGGAGTCAGGAGAGCCGCTGAGTTGAGCCTGAGCAACCTCACTGATGAGCGTATGCAGAGGGCTAAGATGGGGCAGTGGTGGTTAGAGGAGGGCCAGAGAGCCTTGGCTAACAACTCTGTGTGTTATACCGAACGACCCGATATGGGCATCTTCATGCGTGAATGGATTGCCTTGTATGAATCCAGAAGCGGAGAGCGGGGGATATTCAACCGTAAGGCTGCTCAAGACATGGCTCCAGAGAGGCGCGATAATACCTATGAGTTCGGAGTAAATCCTTGCAGCGAGGTGGTACTTCGCCCTTCTGGTCTTTGTAATCTCTCTGAGTGCATACTGAGGCCAAACGATAGTCTAGCTTCCGTGGCTGACAAGGTAGCCTTGGCTACTATTCTGGGAACCTACCAGTCCACCCTAACCAATTTCAGGTATGTGCGTCCTGTGTGGAAGAAGAACGCAGAGGAAGAAAGACTGCTTGGTGTCAGCTTTACAGGAGTGTATGATTGCCCTGCCATTCTCAACGCTACACCAAAACAATTAGAGAGTCTAAGGGATGTAGCTGTGGCTACCAATAAAGAATGGGCAAAGAAATTGGGGATACCAC